AGGACCAACTTCTGTTAAATCTCTAGGTATTTTATTTATATTATCGTTAAATAATAATATGTGAGACGTAGTACCCAACTCTTTAGCTGAATCTAATGGATATGCTGCCATAGCTGTAGGCACATAAGCATTGTAATATTCTTGTTGAGTTTGTTTTACAACCACTTTGTAAGAATACCAACCAAGTGGATTATAGTCTTGTGAGTCAGGATCTCCATTATATAAGCCTGGGCTTCCAGCGTAACTACCACTTATTGTTTGATTAAATTGTATTTTTAAAGAGTTACCGTCAAAATTAGATAAGTTAGACGGTGAATCAAACTTAGTTTTATAATCTGAAAATATAGTCGAACTTAAAAAGCTAGGTGATCCTGATAAATCTGTTCTTGAAAATATAGGTGTAGACTGTCTACCAAATTTATCTGCTAAAACTATACCAACTTCGTAATTTCTATTTTGCTTTAAAGTTGCGTTTGGATATTCTACCTCACTACTTTTAGTTTCACTTTTATATTGACTAGTATAAAAAGCACTTTTTTCAGTAGCACCTAGTATATAATCTAAGAACTGAGGTGGAGTGTGTTTATCTTGGTAGTTACCATAAATAACTCTATTGCTAGATATTTCTTGCGATAATGCTTTTACAGGTACTTTATCAAACACTCTAGTGCTTTCACTTTCTGGTAAAGTTTTAAACGGTGCTTTAGATCCGTATTCATATTGATAATATTCGCTATCACCTGCTACGTTGTTAGTTAAAGGTATAGTGTCAACTACTTTTATAGCTACTTTGTCAGATTCTTTATAAAGTATATCTATTTCTGTAACTTTTAAGCTAGTACCTAAATTATTAGCTGTATATGGTAAAGGTATATTTAAAAGTATCTTATTAACCTTATTTTCCATAAATTCAACCTCTGTACTTCTAAAAGCTTTTTCTTCGTCAGTAACTATATCGCTACCAACTTGTTGTTTTAAGAAATAACCATCTTGCTTAGGTATAAAACATGGTTGAGTAAAAGGAGCTATTAAAGAATATTCTCCATCATCAAATTTAAATCTATATGAAAACCTAACAAATTTATCTTCTAAATAATCCAAGTTAGCTTTAGTAGCAAAATCTTGATCATAATAAGGGTTTTCTATAGCAAACTTAACAACATCTAAAGGATTTAATGCTGTTGATGGTGTTCCACTGGCTTCTATAATTAAAACATTAGTTCCAGTTGAAACGTTAATAACTGAAACACCTAAGTCACTATAATCACCGCTTGATAGTTGTAAATATATACTTTGACCTATTAAAGGTAGTGCTCCTAAAAAGCTAGCGGTTGATATTTCAAAGGTTGTTGTATTTACAATACTTTTTACTGTAGCTGTTGCAGAGGGTCCTAAGTCTTCATTTATAGCATCTTGCATCGTGGTTTCAGGATATACAAAATCCAAAGAAGCTCCAGACGTTAATGTTTGAGGTGTATTAACTTCTATGCTTGTCGGTAGATTAGTTACATCCGTAACAAATACATTTTGACCCACTTCGCTTCCTACTACACCTTGACTAATATTTATACTTGTAGATCCTGTAGTAAGCGGTATCGTTGTTGAGTTATTTACAGCTGATGAAGTTGCATCACTAACTATTACAGCGCTAGATAACTCACTAGGTTGATAAAGCTCTATTGATTCAAAAGGATAATATTTAGCTACAGATAGTTGATCTTCTGTAGTATAATAACCTGTATTATAAGTAACATTTACTTTTCTAGGTTGATTTCTATTGTCTGTAAAAAACAATAAATCTTCAAGTAAACTTATACCAGTTATAGGGTTTAACGTAGAAAAGTTTAACCAAGTTCCTTGAGCAATTATTTTAGTTGATTGTGTTTGAGTGTTGAAAGAAACTATAGCACCCCAAGAAGGTAATATAGAATCAACACTTATCGTAGCATCAGCATTACCTCCTAAAATAGTTACAGTGTCTCCGATGTTATAACCAGATCCAAACCTCACTATATTAACGGTGTTTATAATACCACCTGTTTCTTGTACAGATACAACTAAACCAGTGCCACTACCTGTTGTTGAAGTTTGTCCAGTTGCTGGAGTTACATCATACCCAGTACCTCCACTTGTTAAAGTTATAGTATTAACAGCGCCTGTTGGTACATACTCTGAGCGAGTATTGTTAGTTAAAAAAGAATATATAATACCACTCGCGTCATCAGAATAAACTCCTATAACTTCTAAACCAGATTTACTTAACAACGTATCAAAGTCTATCAAGCTTTCGTTACCAAGAACAGTCTGTAGAGTACCAACGTTATCACTAACTGATTTATTTACAGAAACATTAAAAGCTTCTCTATATTCGCCGTTAGGTATTAATCTATCATCAAGGTCTTGATTCATTTTAGACTTGATGAAACTATTTTTAACTTGTGCCATTTAATTTTAGTGTTTTATCCATTTAGATTTACCTCGCATAACTTGAACTATTTCAGTAAGTTTAATGTTAGATAATCTAATTTTAGCATTTCTTAATTTAGAACTTTTATCTTTTCTAAGTCTGTGTACTAAATATTCTGGTTGATTTGCTCTAGTAGATACAATGTAATGTAATACAGAAGCGTATATAGCTTCTTCCGCAAGCTTAGGTACTTTAGTGTCTTTGTCATAAGCTAAACCATCAGAGATATACTCTAAAACAATTAACTTATCTACTAAGTCACTAGAAAAAGACATTTTACCTTCTCTTTCGTCTATTGTAAAATAGCCATTAACATTAGCATATTGTGGATCCGTACCGTAAAATTGACCTACGTTCCAGTTGCCGTTATATCCGTAAGCATTGCTAAAATAAGCCCAATCATCTAAATCAAAATCATTGTTTAGAATATCAATGTTCATGCTATCAAATCTCTCTTTAGTTAAAGAAGTTCCTTCTATATTTTCACCAAAGTTATCTTGAGTAGGAACACCTTTATTGTCTTGAATAGGCGTATTATATGGTATTGTAGTTAAGTTGTTAGTAGGAAATATAGGTCTTTTTACACCATATTTATCTATCCAAGATACTTTTACGTAATTTACGTAATCTTGAGGTAGTATTACATTTAAACTAGCTGGTATTGTAAGTTCTTGAGAGTGTATGCTTTTAAGTGTATCATAACTAAATTCTTGCAAAGATCTTTTAGCGAAAAATAATACATCTGATTTTTTAGCTTTTTGAATAATTTTACCATCTCCAACATAACCAACCATGAAGTTATCTATAACATCATTTAACGTTATATAGCTATAACTACCGTAATTGTTTTCAACAGTATCACCTATAGCCTCTTCGCTAGCTGTACTAGCGTAATTACCTCCATCTAGTTTCTTTAATTGAACAACGAAAAATATATCAGCAGATAAAGCGGCAGTTACTGTAATTATATTATTACTTACTGTATACGCTGAAGTATATTCACTCCAAGATCCTGGAAGACCAGTTGTGCTAGTATATATTTTAAAATTATTTAAAGTGTAGTTTATATCATTAGGATCATAACTACCAAAAACTAAATCAGTATCAAATGTAGTTGTAAAAGATTGACCAGCAGTTCCACCTGAATCACCTCTAAAGCCTTGAGCGCCTTGATAATATTGTTGGTTTGTTTCTGTTATTAGACTCATTTAGTTATGATTTTTCGTTTATTTGAACAGCTTGACTTTCTTGTTCAGCTACTTGAATTATAGTAGGATCATTTATAACAATACCAAAATACTTTAATATATTAATTATTAAGTTTGTTTGCTCTGATATATCTAACTGAAAATCAGCAGAAGTTGATGCTCCAACACCTACAGGGTTAAATATATATTGACCTACTGACCCAACAGTATAATCCCATTTAGGAGATGTTGGATTTGTTATACAATTAACAGAAACGCTACCATTTGCTTCGGGTGATGGTGATATTTTTAAAATAACTCCATTTTGAGCGGTATCGTTTGTTGTGTAAAATAAAGGATATTGTTTTGTAGGTTTTGTTAATTTTGATCTTGTTATTTTATCAAAATCTTTTTTACTAGTCAATTGAGTTATTGATTCGTATTTAGGTTGACCGTCGTATGTAGTGATGACTTCACCTATTTTATATACAGTAGACGATGTGTTGTTATAAAAGAAATCTCCGCCAGCGTCGTATGTAAATGCTATTTCTTTTTCAAAAGGATATAGTTTATAAGCTATATCTTTATACATATTGAAAAACTCTGTATCATTTTCAGAGTTATTTTGATTTTTTCTATTCTGTTGGTTTCCGTTTGGAAAATAAGAATTGAATATTTCTTTTTGCACTAAATCAGCAATACTGTTAAACTCAGAAGGAGTTACATAACCTCTTTGCTCTTTGTTTAATATGTACAAGACTGTTGTGTATACTGTGTTTACGCTTACTGCCATTTTATATATTTTTATACTAAAAAGGCGGCCGAAACCGCCCGTATATTAGTATCACTTGTTTTTATAGTTTTTTCTCTATTGATCTAAAAACTTCAACACCTTCATCTGTTTTCAAGAAAGCAGCAAAAGCTGAATATGGATTTTCATCAAATGGAACGTTCATTAATTTTCTACCATTTGATCCCCATGTAAATGTTCTTTGATCTCCAGATAATTTTATAACTCCAGCTTCAGAAGCTCTAATAGCTATATTTCTAAGCTGAACATTATCATCATTAGCTAAAGCAACAAATCCTCTAGGATTACTTTTAGCAAATAAAAGTAAATCTCTTTTTAGTTCTTTTGAGCTCATTGTAGAAACAGCTGAACCAAGTTCAACTCTTAGAATAGCCTCTGCTTGATCTATATCTATTTCTCTAGCTAAATTCATAGCATCTATTTGTGTTTCTAAAGTATCTAATTCGTCTTCAGCTACAGCTATAGAGCTATATTCATAATATCTTTTATCTTTATATGGGTGATATAGAGATAATAATTTTTGTAAATTTTGTTTTTCTTTAGGAACATAAAGTACGCCTTCTTTGAACATAATATGACCTAATGTAACCTCTCCTTTTTGTTCTTGAACAAAACAAGAGTTTTGATTAGTAGCATATCTTAATTCTTTTTGCTCTCCATTTTTTTCGTCAAACCAAAGAAGTGGATATCTAGAGCCGTGTCTAGAAGGCATTGTATATGTTAAAGGTGTTTTGTTACCTTTTAAAATGTATGTTCTATCTTTTATTTCCCAACTTGGTTTAGCTGGTTGTTTTGGTTCTACAGGTTTCTGTACAACCGGCTGAGGTGCAACCTCAACAGTTTCTTCTGCTTTAGCCTTTTTAGCCATAATATAATAAAATTAAATAGTTAATAATAAAAATCCTGAGGCCGCAAAACGCGACCCCAAGATTTTAAAGTATAATTAAGCAGTAAACAATACGAAGTTGTTTGCTCCTTGTACAACCAAACATCTTTCAGAAAGGAAGTGTACTTCCATTGCATCAAGATCTGAAGTGTAAGCTCCTCCTACAGAACCAGTGATCCAGTTTTTCATACGACGATCGTCAGCTTGTGAAGCTCGGTAACGAACGTGTAAGAAAGGACGACGGATATTTGTTCCTAAGATTTGATCGTAAACAGTTGAAGTTCCAGCTGGTACTAATACACCATCAATGCTAGAAGTTGCTAAACCACCACGAGTAGAAGCATCGTTCAAATATTTCCAATCAGTTTTGTAGAAATCGTAAGATCCTCTACGGAAACCGCTAAATCCAAGATTTAAAGCCATTTCTTCAGAATTCTCAAACAATCCATAAGCAGTACCACCGTTGTTTCCAGCAGAAATACCAGCTAGCATATCATCGAAAGATAAAGCAGTTTCTCTGTTTAAGAAAAGCATGTTTTCTTCGATAGCTCCTTGAGTATCTAAGTTCTTAAGAATTGAATCGAAATCGTTAAGTTGGTTAGCACCAGTATTAAAAGCAGCAACTACGTTACCTCTTTCGTTAATAGCAGCGAAAAGACCTTGAGTACCTTTTACAGTAGCAGTAGATGTTCCACCTTTTAATTCACCTTCAACTACAGACATTTCTAGGTAATCTTCAAAACGTAGTCTTGTTTCAGACTCAGCTTTTAAATACCATAAGAAACCACCTGTTCCGTCTTCAGTAGCAACTTCTACCCAACCAATTTGAGCAGTGTCAGAACCGTTAACAGCATATTTATCTTTGATGATTATTGGAGAGTTAGAATACTGAGTAAAAGAAGGCTCTACAGAAAGTCTGTTAGCATCAGTAGTTCCTTTTCCATATTCAGAACCATATACAAAGATTTTCAAAGCAGGAGAACCTGTTACTAAGTCAACTTCACCAGCACCAGCACCATCAAGAGCTTCTTGAGTGTAAGGCTTAACAGTTAATTCACCAGCTGCTAAAGCAGATCCTGGAGTTGCGCCAGAAGCAACAACATAACACTTAAGCTCGTCTCCAGTAGCTCCATTGATTACAGCAATAGTAGATCCAGGAGATACTACGTTTTCTACCAAAGTAGCTCCAGCTCCACCTACAGGGATAGTTAAAGTAGATACGATATTCGGAGTAGCTCCAGCTACAGTTGCTATAACTCCGTTGTAAGAGATGTGTAAACGGTTTTGTTCAGACCAAACTACTTGATCAGAAGTCATAGGCATTTCAGCGCCTACCATTCGTAAAAATCCAGATAACGTTCTGTTTCCATAACGCTCTACCTCAGCTTCGTAGATTTCTGGTAAATATTGCTGAGCGAAATCGCTAGTACCATTTGTAAAGTTCAAATAGTTTGTTTCTAGCGCTTGTTGAGTTTGCGATGGTTTAATTGAACCAAACGCAGGTGCTACATTAGCCATAATTTTTTAATTTTTAGATTTTGAATTTTTTAATTTTAAGTTTTGTAGAATCAGCACCACTAATAGCTTTTACTTTAAAGCCATTAATAAATACATCACCGTTACTAGTAGGTCTTGCTTTAGTGTCGCTAAGATTTTTAGATTTACTAACAACCTCTTTAACAGCATCCGCTTTACCTTGTTCGTAAAAGTGAGATGCGATACGATCTACATTTTCTGCAGCATACATAGCTTTATGATAGCCAGAATAATCTTTAACAGCACCATTTGAATCAAGGAACTTCCCGATTAGGTTGTTAATATTAGACTGTTTTTCAGCGACAGCGTCAGTGTTTTGAATTTTATACCTATACTTCTTTTCACCTACACTAATATCGAAACCTTCGAAATCTTCAGTAAAAAGTTTTTTAGTATTATTTTTAAACTCTTCGTGCTGTTGTTTAGCTGTTTCCTGCTGCTTGTTATATCGATTGAAAAAGTCCATAGCTTTCTGAGCATCAGGATTTACATTTGATTTCAACTTGATATCAGCGTAATATTTATCCTTAGTCTCGTTTAAAAAGCGTCTGGCTTTTGCAACTTCTTCTTTAAATGCAAGTTTTTTCTTGCGTATATCTTTATCTTCATCCAAATCTTCATCGTATTGAAAATCTTCTAACAATAAATCAATATCTGAATTATCAAGATATGGTTTTTCTTTTTTATAATACTCTTTTAACAATGTGTTATCGTCTATGCTAGAGTAATCAGCATTTAATCTAACGTAGTCTTCTACGCTACCACCAGTCTCTTCCATAAAAGAAACTAGCTTTTCTATATTTTCAGGTAATTGCTTACCTAAAACTTTTTCATCTCTAATAGCTTCTTTAAGTTCTTGCTCTACTTCAGCTGCTTCTTCAATAATTTCTATTGGAGCTTCTACTGTTTCTTCGGTGGTCCGTACTTCTTCAACCACTGCTTCGCTGTCGCCACTGTCTTTGGGTTCTTCGACAACAACATCGCTATCATTTGTCTCTTGTGCTTGAACGGCATCTTCTTTTGGTATTTCGACTTTAACAACATCTGGTACAACTTCACCTTGAGCCTCTGGCTTAGTTAAGTCTACTTTAGTTACTTCGTCTTTTTTAACTAGTTTTTTAGGTGTAGTTTTCTTTTTACCTTTCAAGGTAAACTCACCTTCTTGTTTTACTTCTGTTGACATAATATAATATAATTTAAAAAAATGTTATAGCATTACATAAATGCTCCTAAACCTTGATCTGGTTCGTTTTCAAAGTCTATTGGTAAGCCGTCATTTTTTCTTTGACTTATCATTTCACTTTGTTGTGTTGCTTGTATTTTAGTTCGTTTATCTTTACGATCTTCTATAAATTGTTCTTTACCTTTTTGAATTTGCATGTCCATTTGCTTAAGCTGCATATCGTATTGGAATTGTCTTTCCATTTCTTGCTGCTTAATAAATGAAGCTTGCTCCATCTTTTTAATGTCCATAGCTGTCTTAGCTTGTTCTAATTGAACTTTAGAACCAGATATAGCTTCTTGTTTTTGAACTTCTGCCATAGCTGTTCTTTCAGCTGTTTGAGCTTGAGCATCTGCTTGAGCTGCAATATTAGCTTGCTGAGCTTTTTGATCTCTTTCCATTTTAACCTTACGCTTAATCTTTAACATTTGATTAGCTAACTTAAGGTTTTTAATTTGACGTATATCAATAGCATCTTCAAGATCAATACCTCCAGACTGTAATGCAACTTGTATATTTTGCTCTAATTGAGCTTTTTCTTCTTCATCAGGCTCTAATTCTAAGAAAATACCAAAATCATGTAAATTTAAATCTATAATTTCATCTAATGATTTTATGTTGTAATTAGATACTGCATTTTGTAACGATGCTCTAGTTAATGGAAATCTAAGTGCGTCACCTATTTTAAGAGATACGTTTTCAGCTAGTTTAAGAGTTAAAAATAAACTAGACTGAACAATATGTCTTGTAGCTACATTTGACGCGTTAGCTGCTAGTTTCTGCAAACCTACTAACGTGGATTTGTCAGGCGTACTACCGTCTCTAGCCTCGTTTAATCCCGTCACGTCACGTATCATTTGTAAATAATATTGATACGTTTGTATTAAACTTTGTATTTTACCGTAACCGTTAGAGCTACTAAGTTCTTGAACAGGAACTTTACCGTGATTAATTTCACCGTCTTGAGTAAGCGATCTACCTACAATAGAACCTGTTTGAAAATACATATTAAGTGCTTCAGCAGGATTATAGTTTGTACCATTGCCAAGATCAACTTCTGCTAAACCGTCCATATCAAGATAAACACCATCTGGCACCATTCTTGATAATACTTGCTGTAATTTTAAATGCGTTATTTGAATCATATCAGCAAAACCTATACATTTGCTTACTATTGATTCAATTCTACCTTTATACATTCTAGGAGCACAAATAGCATAATTCATAGCTACTTTAGTAGTGTCAGCGTATGGTCTTGACATATTTTCTGCTAACTCCCATTTTAACATAGTATCAGTTCCTAAAACAACAGCTCCATTGTATAAAACTTCTATTGTTCTTGATACTCTTTCAAACATATCACTTTCTGGTGGATTAAAAGTATCTGGCTTTTCAATAGCTTTCATTAATCCTTGATCTGTATTTTTTATTTTAAAAACTTGATTGTGATAAGTTTTATAATCAAAATACATAACTTGAACAGTGTTTTCATCGTAATCACCCCAACCAGTTATATAAGATCTATTTCCAGGCATATTTTGAATACGCTCTAATTCTTTTTCAGATATATGTGGAAACTCTTTTTTAAGTTCTGGTATTGTTATAGCTTTCACTTCACCCACATAGTATATATCTTCAAAGTTTGGATCTTCTGTATATGAATAAACCATATAAGCAGGATCAACATAATCAACCTTAATTCCTTCAGCAGTATTAAAACTAGTTTTAGCAGCTGCTATACCTAAAACAGCTAAATCCATATTTAACCTACGCCTTACTAAATCATATTTATTTTGAGCGAAAACAGTTGATATACTTTCTTCTTCAGCTATTTCTATAGACTGCTTATAACTAAGTTGCATTTTAAGCTCTAACTCTTCTTTAGACTCAGGCACAGTGTTAGGATCTGAAGACTGATGTAAATCAATACCTAAAATTTCATTTACACTTTTAATATAATCTTTAGCAACCATATCCTCGTAAAGTTTAGCTGCATAATCAGTTCTTTTCTTTACAGACTGTGGATCTTGAGCGTAAGCTTTTATGTCATAACTCTTTTGCGATATACCGTTTACAACGATATCTACAAACTTAGATAAAATTGGAACTGGTTTCCAGTCTAAATTCAAATAAGATAAATCACCATTAATAGATAATTCATCTTTGTACTTTTGTATTGATTGCTCACCTCGAGCATAAAGTCTTAAATTATGAAACTGATTCCAATTAGTTAAATATCTATTACCGTTAGTTCTACCTTGTCTAAACCACTCATATTCTATAGCTTGAGCAACTTGCTTTCCATATTCTATAGTGTCTTTTTCTTCGTTACTTACTACTTGACTAGGAAAAGAACTGTTGTTATTAGTGTAAACGTTCATTTAACTTATTATTTTTGATGTATAACCTCTATTGTCATATCTTTTTATACCTAGATCGACAGGTTCTCTTTTTCTTGTATTATTTGGTGTATATCTATGCTTGTTACAAGCCATAAGCGCTAAACCAGAACTAATAGATGCATCATGAGATGTTCTATTGTTTATATTAAATTTAGCCCAATC